GTGCGCTGCATCACGCAGAGAGGTTGCGTCATTCCCAGCGGGCATAACGTTTGCTGTTGGTCTTACAATCGCTATGACAGATGGCGCTGGGTTTGGTGTGACTACCGGACCAACAAATGCAGTGACCGTCAGGATACTTACTTCTCCCGCAGACTAGGCATAAAATGGCACTCATAAATAAGATAAAGGGCGACCTAGAGACCTACGTAGTCGCAAAAGAATCCAGCTTCGGCGGCACTGGTGGCGGCAACAACCTGTTGGGTGGGTCTGGGAAGTGGTACGGGCTGTCTATAGACAACACAAGCGAAGATGCAGAGGCCTGCTTCATAAAGCTGTATGACAACATCGACCCAGTTATTGGTACGACACCACCGGATTGGGTCTTTTTCGCTGCTGCTAATGCCGTAATTCACATCACGTCACAGACAGGCTTTACCGTCACAAATGGCCTTAGCTGGGTAGCACTGACAGACGCAAGCACAGCAGGCACTACAGCACCAGCCCCAACGGTGAGTTCTGTCAGCATTTCTGCACAGTCTGACTAATAACTCTGGAAGGGAGCGACTGATGCCAAAGGTAGGTGGGAAGAGATACCCATACACGCCAAAGGGAATGAAGAGTGCAAAGGCAGCGGCTAAGAGGAGCGGCAAGAAGTTGGTCAAGAAGCGTGTGAGGAAGAAATAGAAAACCCGGCACCATCGTGGGGGAGTGATGCCGGGTCTTCATTTTGGCCTGGAGGTTGGAGGACAGGCCAGATATGGGGAAACTCTACAGCTACTCCCAGAGAATGACAACACGAACATGAGGCGATTCATCGCCCCCTGCTATGTACTTAGTTGCCAACACCTTGTATATGAGCGAGTCGTTCTTGACTATCGCTGCCTTCTCAACTGCATCACAAACAGCCTTTACTATGTTGTCTGTATCTGGCTTGGATGTGTGTGGTTCTCTTGGCATTGGTTTTCTCTTCCATATCAGCCTTTGAGGGCGCGGGAAGACAGCCTCCACAGCGAGCCTGCACGGCTCCTCAAGCGTCGGTAGGTCCCAGGCATCTCTAAGCAGGACGGAGGCTTGAGCCTCCCATACAGCCGTCTTGTGCGGGGTGTACATCTTGACGTACTTCCCGCCATGAACTGATGCTCTGGGTCTGCCCTTAGCTACTGGTGGTCCCGGTATCGTGAACTCCCAGCGAGGCATTACATCAGCCCCTTTGGCAGTTGGCTAAACCTTAATCTTGAGGAAGGTTTTGAGGCCATGCGTACATGCTCTTCAAAGCCACACTCACACGCCCTCATCCACATTGGTGAGAATCTAAGACTGGCTATGTAGTCCTTGTCGGATAGCTCTACCTTCGGGTCAGTCCTAGCTCTGCTAAGAACCCATCCTGAATAGTTGTGCTTATGCTTCATTCCTTCTCCAAATAGATTGGGCGCTGTCACTTTCATGACAGCGCCCAATCAGTGTTTCTCCCTAGAAGGGGATCTCTTCCCCAAAGTCCTTGTCTGGGATCATGTAGTCGTCTTCATCTCCGCTGCCGTTGCTTGACGTGTCCCTGTCTGGGCTACTTAGCAACTCGTTGAAATAGAAGTTCTTGTACTTACCCTTGGTGACTTGTCTAATTCTAAGGGTCTTACCTTTAAGCTCGCCCCCTACGGAACCTGTGTTCCCCATCGTCTCGTTGTACACCTCAGACAACTCAGGCTTTCGGCCAATCAGGAGCACTAGGTCTTGTGCAAGAATCTTCATGCCAACCTTAGTGGCTACTTGAAACTTCTCGATGTAGCTACCAGAGCAAACACCGTCACACACCTCAAGCTTCCAGATGTAGGCAAGCCCTGTACCTGGGATTTCCTTAAAGTTGAGGCCAAGTATTTTAACAATGTACTCGCCATCCCTAAGGTCAGACGCCTCCTTGTTAAAATCACCTGGGTCAATGCGGTCCCATTCGCTGTTCATTTCTTCAAAATCCATCTTCTATTCTCCGTTTGTAAACGATTGCTTGAAAGCCTGATGCAGGCTTGGGAATGACATGTCGATAAGTTCAGGGAGCGGTGCCTTGGTTGGCTTACCGTTCCTGTACTCACTGCCTCGTGAGCCGCACTCGACAATCTCTTTATCCTCTCTTCGTGGCGATGTTCTCACCACTCTCTTCGTGCTGTCATCTGGGTGATGCTCTGCCCTGAAGATGAAGTCCACGTTGCCGTGAATTACCTTGCGAGCAGAGTTAGGCAGGTTCGATGTAATGAACACAGAACCAGTTGTGTTGCCGTCGTTATCAAGCTCTCTTGTCTTTCTTTCATGAGAGACAAACACAACAGCCTTTCCAAATGATCGAAGCTCCGCGATTGCGTTTGTTAGCTTCATCTCAGCGATGTTGTAGCCCTTTGCGTAGCCACCTTCACTAATGTGCTCCCATCCCTGCGTCTTGCAGATGTGGTTGCACAGGAATGACCACAGGTTGTCAATCGTATCGACAACTATGGTCTTGTACTTTGCCGCAGACTTCTCCTTTCCAAGCGCATGCATGAAGTTCTCAAAGTCTGTCCAAGAGTTAATTGGAACATCTGCCGCTCTCATAGCGCTTGTTCCTGGCTCAGTTGCTGCGAACAGCGCTCCAGGCCATTGATTGCAAAAGGTAGATTTACCTATCTTCGGTTGCCCGTATACAAGCCACAGGTAGTCAGACATGCTTGTCTTTGGCTCGTGTGGGTCTGTTGGGATGATTCCCATTATCCTTCCTCCAATTCAGGGTGTGGGTTTCTGAGCACCCTGTATGACTCAGGCCCAACCTGTTCGCTACATAGCGGCAGGAATGAGCATCTTCCAAAGTGTGTGCAATGGCGCGTGTTCCTGACTGGAAGCGCACCGTTCTCTAGCTCTAGTATTCTCTTGTGTATTTCCCAAGCTTCTTGTTTCCATCTACTCATCTGTGACTCTGTTCTGGTCACAATCTCTTCATGGAAGTAGAACTCTGGCCTGTCTTGGTAGTCTTTGTGCAAGCGCTCTGCGTACTCAGAAACAGTTTCATTCTGTCGCTTCTTGATAGACGGCTTACGAGCTACTCTGTATATGGACTTCCTTACTGGCTTGCCTGTCATGATTGTTGCCGCAGCCATGTATGCAGACACCTGAAAGTCAAGCTTAAGCCTGTCTAGGTATGCGCTGTCCAATCGTGCAGTTGTCTTCCACTCCCAGACAACACCTTCTGACAAGCCGTCAAGCTTGCCCCTGAAGACATGCTTATGACTTCTTCTTCCTGTGCTTGGGTTAATGAGAGGCAGAGAAAACTCTACCTCTTGTCTGTCAGGCCAATCGCTCCACATAGACAAGGCACCATCAACCATCGCAACAACTGTTGCGACCTGTAACGCTAGCTTGTCCTTCTCTTGCTGCGTCCAACACGGTCCATGAGAGTCAAGCAAATAGTCCTTTGCTTTCTCTGCATCCTGCATCTCTATTCCAATATGAAATGCTGAGCCAGTTGTTAGGTTGTGGCTAATGTTCATTGGCCTCATGTATGGAGCTACATACTTATGCTCGTACAGTTGAGGGCACGAGTTATAAGACTGTAGGCTGCTCTGTGTTATTACCTTAGACATGTCACTTATTTTTTTTAGGGTGTGCGGCAGATATACCAAGGCGCTTCCTGCGCTTAGCTACTGCCTGTCTTGATATGCCAAGTCTGTTTGCTATCTCTGAGTCAGACACTGTTCCTGCGTCTTCTGGCAACGGCTTGAGTGTCCTCTTACTGGCACCCTTCCTTGCTCCTGACTTAACCTCTACACCCATTAGCTTTAGCTGCCTTGATAGGCTGCTTCTTGGTATGCCAACGATTGTGGCTATCTCTCTAATGGGGAGCATGTGTTCTGTGTATAGCTTCTTGGCTTTGTCTAGCTCTTCGGAGGTGAGGGTGAAGGGGCTTGCGCCCCTCCACCTCTCTAGTTCCTCTGTGTATTCTGTTAGTTCCTCACACCGCTTGTCTTCTTGCACTACCCTTCAAGCTTGTTGAGGGACTCGCTCAGCACAGATTGTGCGAGTGCATTCAGTTCAGACCAGTCGTGACCGCTGCGCCCCTGTCGAGGCATTTTCTTAAGGACAACGCCCTTTTTGCGGTACGACGCAGCGCGCTGATATGCAGCGCCCCTAGTCATTCCAAGCTCTTCAAGAACAGCACTCACGTTTGGGCTTGATTGCCATGTGGTGATGAATTGAACTGCCGATATATCAGTATCGAAAGGGTTGTCTGTTCCGTTAGTTTTGGTTTTGGCGTCTGTTTCGTTAGTTTTGGCTTTAGCCATTTCCTTCTCCTATGCAGATGGTTGTTCTGCGTTGTTGTTGGCGCTGCCGTTATCGACAGTCGCCTCTGTTTGTACACTGCTGTCAGAATTGACCTCTTGTGTACTGCTTATATCCAGGCTTACACCTGAACTCGTCATCTCCTTAAGAAGTGCTTTGAATGAATCAACGCACAACTGAAGGGCTGCAACTATTTTTGAGTTGTTTGTGGCTGGGGTGTCTCGTATGTACTCAACAGCACTGTCAAGGTCTTCAAGGCATGGCAATCCTGCTGCCCTATTGTCGTTAATGTAATTCAACAATCGGTGCTCAGCCTCCCTATAAATCCCAATCTCTGCTGAAATGTCCTCAACATCCTCACCACCGAAGTCGCTGCTGTCCCATTCCTCTTTGAGAGTCAGCGCTGATGAGATTTCTTCAACGTCTGTTGAGTAGTAGCTGTCCAATTCGTTGTATAGGTAGGACGCATCGTTGTAGTGCTCAAGGTCGCTTGCACAATCAACGCTGTTCTCCTCTGCCCACTCTATAAGCCACTTGTACTGATTGTCTGCTTCTTCGTTCCTAATGCTGTCTGTATACGACTCAACGTCACCAAGCCTCCTATCCATGTCTTCCTTGAAGTTTGCCACTACTTGGTTTATGACTTCTAGTTCGTTAATTATGTTGTTTGCGCTGTCTTCAATATCACTCATGATGTGTTTCCTTCTTCATGTTTGTTAGATGAGGCACCTGATACAGCCACCGCTGTGCCTCCCTGTGCGGCTTAATTAAGGGCCAGTTGATGAACGTAGGTCAGCTAGTTCACCAATGACCTGCTGGCTAGGCATTCCCTGGGCGGGTTCTATACAGCCTCTTGGATGTCAATCCTGCCGTTGTTCCTTGCGGCATAGTTGAGACCCTTGTCAACAACCTTGGCAGCAGCAACCTCAATGGCTCTGCGGTCGAAGTCATCACTAATCTTCTGTGCTGCAAGCGTTACCGCATCAGCAATAGAAGCAAGGCTGTGGTTCTGTAGTGTGGTTGGGTCAGTCAGTGCCTTCTTAGTTTCTTCAACAATGTACTTAGTCGCATTGTTGGAGACAGCGGGGAGCCACTGGTCAATGAGTGCGTACATGTCAGCAACCTCTGTCTGTGCTGCCTTGATGTACTTCTGAGCTACCTGTGAAGCAACGACACGAGAAGCACGAACAGCCTCGCTGATGCCGTTCTTGATTCTGTCACTACCCCTAGAAGAGCCACTATGAATCCATCGGTAGTTAACCTTGTCTCCCCATGAGATGTGCATGTTGGTGCATGCACTATCAATCATTCCACCAGTCATGGTTACAGCACAGCGACCCACCTCTGAGTTTCGTACCTCAATCATTGGCATCTTTGTGCGTATGAACTCATGTCCACCGCCGCCAAACATGAAGGTCTCATCAGGGTCAAGCCACATTCTCATGTGAAACCCTGTGTCAGAAATCTTCAAGTAACAGACAGGTAGCCCCTTGGTTTCTTCTGCACCAAGCAAAGCACCAAGAACATCTACATCATCGACGGTTGCATATCGCTGTGAAAGAACAGCACGAACAGAGCGCTCTCCACCGTGCTCAATGGTGCGTACAAACGAGGGGTCTACCTTCTGTGTAGAGAACAGGGTGGCGTTAAGCTCAGCCAACTGCCTACCTGATGGGCCAAACTGAAGCAGCTTCTCAAGGAAGTTAAGCCCCCTTGTTGGAAGAACCTGACCAGCCCACTGATTAGCAGCCCACTTGGTAAGGCTCATGCCCTCGCCAACACCGTGCTCAGTAATGAGGCCAAGGTTGAGGCGACCACGGTCAGTAAGAGTAGGCTTGAATTGGCACAGAGGACGTTCAAGGTCTTTGGGGTCTAGGGCCCTACGAACGTTGTAGACATCTTCTGTAACGTCGTACAGCTTCTTTGTTTCGTTAGAGTGTGGTGTTGGGGTGAATCTGAACAGGTCGTTAATCTGTTTGGTTAGTGTTTGCTGTTGGTTCTGTGTTGGGTCAAGTGTGATTACTTCAGCCATGTTTGTTTATCTTTCCTTCTTCATTGTGTTGCGCCGAACCAACCGCTGATTCGGAGCGACGAGTCTAATCGCTGCGATTGCCGGTGTCAACTCGACCCGGTAAGCGCTTGATTTTGCTCGGTTTTCTGCCGACGACGCTGATGGCATCGCCAATCTCTAAGGGTCTAACAGTCAGTGTCTTTCCCTCTCTGTTCTTCTCCCTTCATTATGTAGTCATACCGGGACAGAACCTGTCCCGGCTTAGTTAATCATTCCTCCAGTCATTTCAGATAGTGCGTCTATAAGAGACTCAAGGTCATCGTAAGAGACATCACCATCACTCTCCTCCAGTTGCCAAAATCTGACACCATCACTCTCTATAACAACAGACAGCGCAGCATCTTCTGGCAACGTACCGTCTTCTATTGACTCCTTAAACCATGACAGCATGTCTGCCTGTGTTCCAAAGTCTATACAGAGCCTGTGTATCCAGGGCTCTTTAGCTAGTTCTGCCATCACGTATCCTCGTCATTGGCTGTTGCTGCATACAGGAGAAGCAACACACCAGATATATTTACAAGCCAACACAGCCCACCTTCGTGTTCAACAGTTGACATAATTATTCCCAGCACAAAAGCGAGCATGTACCGCATGTTCTTAACAACCAATCACTGCTTCACAACGGTAAGCTTTTGCCTGTATGGGAGAGCCTCGTCGTTGCTGTTCATATGCTGCTTAATCCAAACACCTTTTACAGCCATCCACTCGCTCTTGTCTTTTAGCTTATGCCCCTTCACATATATCTTCTTCTTTATGTCGTCAGTGAGGTCCCTCTCTGAGAAGACCCTGAATCCGTTTTTGACGTAGTAGGCGTACTTGCTAACTGGTATTGGCCTTGGTCCCCTGCGAACAAGCAGCCTCTCGTGCGCCATAACATCTGTTCTGTATGACATCGGCTCAGCAATGGTCCCAGGACCATCACCCCCCTCTGACCTCAGTGTTGAACGAAGTATGTATGGGTAGAAGTCTGGCGGTGGTGTTCCCTTTCCAACACCAAGCAGCTTCCTTTCTCTGCGCCAAGTCTTCTTCAGGTTCTTTGTTGCTTTGGATGGAATCCTTATGTCAACAAAGCTTCTTACGTGTTCTATGACATCCCTAACTATCCCAGGTGTTAGGTCTAGGCTTGGGTGCTCCTTGTTGTAGCCAAGCCAATCAAATGATTCTGACTGAACAGTGTTGAACACTGTTGGAATGGTTGGTTCGTTGCTCAGCATGTCTGAGCCAGACATAAACTCAACACACATGCCACAGTCTGAGACGAGAATTGCATGCAGAAGCACACCGCGCATTCTCGCAGCTTCCGAGCCAAGCTTCATGAACAACAGTTCTTGCCTTACCTCGACCGGAGGACCAATCATCAACAGGGTCGAGCCAAACGGAAGCCGCTCTGGAAACGGAACACCACCCATCACTTCGTTTGTGTGTTTTGCTACAGCCTTTGACTCATTGATTAGCTTCTCACTTGGTCTAAACCTACCCCTGTCCCTTACCCAGGGGATGCCGCAGTCTTCGGATAGCTTTACATCAAGGGCGTGGTAAATCCTTCCGTAAACAGAGGCGGGAATGTGTATTAGCTTTGCTCTTTTAATAAGGCTGTTTAGCCTTCTGGAAAACAACCTCTCCCTGGATGGGTTGTTCATCTGTTGACCAAACCTCACAGCGTCAACCATGCTTGGATGGCTTCTGCTTAGGGTTGCTGAGGCGTGTGTTATTTCAAGCATCGCCATGTAAATGCCAAGTGCCCTATCTCTCTCTTCTTCGTTCATGACTGTGCCACCTCGTGTTCGCTGCACACTGTGCATGGCTCACCGTCCTCTTCATCGTCACCATCTTCATCGTTTCTAAGGGTCTGATACCTGTCTGAAACATCATCAAAAAACGCATAGAAGGCGAGCTTGCTAACAAGCTCACCCCAACTCTCTGCCTCAATGGCTTCGCCCATGTGCTCAAAGTAAGCGTCATGGTTGTCTGAGTACTGCATGACCTTTGTTGCTGCGTGTGTGTAGATGACCCAGTAGGAACCATCACACACCTCCCACAGTGCATCTTGCTCATCCTGTCCGTCGTCTACGTTTTCGATAACAGAGCCCGCCGCACAGTCAACGCTGTGCCAGTAGCTTCTGTATGTGTCGCTGTTGTCTACCTCACTCATTTTCCTTCTCCTCTAGTGGTGACATGCTTTCACCTGGATGTGAGCATG